CACCAATCAAGAGGCAGGAGGTGGTGGAGCCTCATCCTCGACAACGGTTGATGCTGGTGGAAGCCCTGCAGCGGGAGGAGGGGGTTCTGTCACTACAACGAATCAAGCTGATGCTGCTTCTTCAGCAGCAAGCGCAGCAGAAGCAGCCACGGCCAATGATCCTAATGCAGCAGAAGCCGCAGCGATTGTTGAGGCAGCAATGGCTGGAGCAAATCAAGATGTTGGTGATAATCGAGGCATTGTAACTGATGCAGATGGGACTGTATGGGTCAACACTGGCAGCTATCCAACGGCTCCAAATGTAAATGGATGGGTCACAAACAACCCTTCTGCAGAAGTTATTGCTGATTATGAAGCCCAGACTGGCAATGCCTATGTTGGTGGGCCTTTGACAATCGGATTACCAAAAGGACAATTTCCAGCAAGCGGTACAGCAAATGCAGGGACAGGAAACCAGAACAACCAGAACAACCAGAATAACCAAAACAATCAGGATGGTGATGGTCTGCTTGCAAATGCAGCAGCAATACTAGGTGGTTTGTCTGCTGCAGTGTTGAACAATGCCGATCCTTACAATGTTCCTTTGCCTCCTGCTGGTGGAGATACGGCTACTGTTTGCGGAACTGGGACGGAGTTAGAAGGCCAACCAATCCCTGCTGATGGTAACTGTAATCCAAATGCTGGTGCAGGAAGCAGTGTTTGCCCAACAGGCACGGAGTTACAGGGTCAAGCCATTCCTGCTGATGGCAACTGCAATCCGAATGCAGGTACGGGAGGTGATGTCTGTGGTATCGGCACTGAGCTAGAAGGTAAACCAATTCCTGCTGATGGCAACTGCAATCCGAATGCAGGGACGGGTGAAAATGGCGGTGGAACTTGTCCTGCAGGCTCTAAGTTACAAGGTCGAGCCATTCCAGCAGATGGCAACTGTAATCCTGCTGACGCAATGGAAGGAGTTTGCCCTCCAGGAACTAAACTACAAGGACAAACCATTCCTGCAGACGGTAATTGCAATCCTAGCGATGATGGTGGCGATAGCGTTTGTGGAGCTGGGACTCAACTGGCAGGACAACTAACTCCTGCAGATGGAGAGTGTAATCCAAATTGTGGGCCAGGAACTGAGCTTGAGGGACAACTAAAACCCGCAGACGGTAATTGCAATCCAGGTGATGGAGATGATGTCTGCGGTGCTGGGACTAAGCTTGCTGGTCAATTAGTGCCAGAAGATGGCAATTGTAACCCTGGCCCTGGTGGGACAGGTTTCTGTCCGACAGGAACAATTCTAGCAGGACAAGCAATTCCAGCAGATGGTAACTGCAACCCAAGCTCTGGAGAAGGGCCAGGGACTGATCTAGGCACTGGAGGCACTGGTGGAGGTTCTGGCGGTACTGGTGATGTCTACAACTTATTTACGCAAACAGCCAGGACACCTGCAGCACTTTCTGTCCTGCAAAATCGCGGTCTTGATTACGAGCTGACACCTCTACTTTCACGAGTGCTTAATATATGACTTATTTAGATTTGATAAATGCTGTCTTGAGAAGGTTGCGAGAAACGGTTGTCACAACTGCCTCAGAGACTGATTACAGTGCTCTGGTCGGTGAACTGGTGAACGATGCCAAGAAGACTGTCGAGAACTCTCATGAGTGGACTTCACAAAGATCGACAGTCAGCTTTCCCACTGTTGTAGATCAGGCTCGATACAGCCTCACAGGAGCCAAGATCAACTCCCTGGTCAAAAGGGGGATGAATGACACAACCAATAAGTACCTCACGCAGAGGAACGCTATCTGGTACGAGGAAAAGACCAGTTTGGCAACGGCAAGCACTGGATCGCCAAGTGACTTCATCATCGATGGTGTCGATTCAGATGGTTTGCTTAGGGTTTCTGTCTATCCCACTCCTAATGCTATTGAGACGCTAAAGTTTGTCTGCGTCATACCTCAAGCCGATCTGGAGGCTGATGCTACGCAGTTGTTAGTACCGGACAACCCAGTAGTCCAGTTGGCTTATGCAATGGCTCTGAGGGAGCGTGGAGAGACTGGTGGGCAATCTGCTGCAGAGCAGTTCGTTGTTGCCCAGGGTGCTTTGGCTGATGCGATTGCAATGGATGCGTCCAGACAGCCAGGGGAGCTTGATTTCTTTAGGTTGTAACTATATGGCTCAACAACTACAGAACATAACAATAGCAGCTCCTGGCTTTGGTGGAATAAACACCCAAGACAGCCCTTTGATGCAGTCTCAGGCTTTTGCAGCGATTGCTGACAATGCCGTGATCGACAAGCAGGGTAGGATCGCTGCTAGAAAGGGCTACAGTATGACCTCGACGAACGGATCGTCTGTTCTAGGGTCGAGTGCTGGTATCGAACACGTTTCGGAGTTTGTGCAGCAAGATGGGACAAAGGTTGTCTTTACTGCTGGGAACAACAAGATTTTCACCGGAACCACTACTCTGACAGACACGACTCCTGGCTCATACACTATCACGGCAAACAACTGGTCATCTGCCACTCTGAACGATGATCACTATCTGTTCCAAAGAGGTCATGAGCCTCTGGTCTATGATGCTGGAACCAGTGCTCTGACTAAGATCACTGCTCATGCCAGTGCTGCAGGGACACCGCCAAGTGCTCACATTGTTCTGGGTGCTTACGGAAGGTTGTGGGCTGCTGATACCTCTAGTAACAAGAAAACCATTTATTGGAGCAACTTGCTAAATGGTGTCGATTGGTCAACTGGCTCTGCTGGAAGTCTCGATCTGACCAATGTCTGGCCCTCTGGCTATGACGTAATCACTGCTCTGATGGCTCATAACAATTTGCTCATTATATTTGGTCAGCAGAACATCCTGATTTATGAAGGTGCTGACGATCCAGCAACAATGACCCTAGCTGATGTCATCAGCAATATCGGTGCAATTAACCGTGATGCAGTAGTCAACACTGGTAAAGATGTGATCTTTACTGATTTCTCTGGTGTTCGAAGCTTGGGTCGAACCATCCAAGAGAAGTCTGCTCCGATTGGAGACATCAGCAGGAACGTCAACTTCGACATCAAGGCATTCATTGCCAGTGATGGTGACAATCTCAAGATGGTCTTCGATCCGAACAATGCTTTCATTTTGTGTGTGTTCACTGGTGTCAGTGGTCTGTTTGTCTTCGACACCAGATTTCCGCTTGAAGATGGCAGTTTTAGAGCCACAACCTGGAGTGGGATCGAGCCTCTTTCGATGTACCTCTTCGATGACGAGGAGTTGTACCTGGGGGTCGAGGATGGTCTGGCTAAGTATGACACTCAGCAGGATGATGGGACTTCATACACGATGAGCTATTTTTCTCATCCGCTCGATTTCGGTGACAGCTCTAGGCTGAAGTTTTTGAAGAAGATCAATTTAACGACATTCAACGGCTCTGATGCCAGGGTGTCTTTGCAGTATGGATATGATTATTCGGCAGACTACACAAAGAGAGCCTTCTCTCTGCCTGCTATCAACGCTGCTCAATACAATATCAGCGAGTACAACACGACAGCAGAATATAGCTCCAGTTCGGTATTGATTAATACACAGAGAATTAATGCCAGTGGTTCTGGGACTGTCGTGCAGATTGGTTTGGAAACAACCGTGAATGGAAAAGAAATTGCCATCCAACAGCTCAATGTGCAGAGCTTAGTTGGAAGGATGATATAGGAGAAATAAAGTGGCTAATTACACGAAGCTGACTGGGTTCACTTCAAAGGACAGTCTGGTCTCAGGATCGGCTTTGAAGGTGGTTAAGGGAGCTGAGATCGATGCTGAGTTCGATGCAATCGAGACTGCAGTGAACAGCAAGAGCAACACAGCATCTCCGACATTCACTGGCACTGTGACAGTTGCAAATCTGACTGTGACTGGCACGACAAGCGTGACAACGATTGACGGAGGGACTTACTAATGTCTAACAATCCGTTCAACATTTTTAAAAGTAGTCCCACTAACCCCCTAGCTGCCTTGGCTCAAGTCGGCTTGGGTAATGTTGCTATCAATAGATTAGAGAATTTGGGTGATGATGCTGTGACTCGCAGCAACAATCTGATTAGCAACGTGAAGGAAACTGGCAAATTTAATCCTTTCACGGTAACTGCTGGCCCTGGTTCAGTGAGTTTTGATCAGTTCGGAGGGACTACATATAGCACCGATCCTTCATTGGCGAACTTTCAAGATAATCTGACCAATAATGCCCAAGCTGCTTACAACGCTATTTTCAAGCCAACCGTCGATCCGGTCACTGGTGAGATCGGCATTGATCAGAGAGCCAATCGTCAAAACTTCATCAACGCAATCACTGGAACATCAGATATAAAAGGCAACCTGCTAAACGCTGGTGGTCTCAGTGAGCGTGAGCAGATGGCTCAGGACTTCGTTGGTAGCAATGTCAGCCTCACTGATCCATTTACTTCTGCTGGTGTAGCCTCCAGAGAGCAAGATATTTTTGACCGTCTTCAAGCCCTCAGAGACCCTGGTAATGAAGAGGCCAGAGTGAACCTTGATCAGCAACTATTTGCTCAGGGTAGAAGTGGTCTAAGAACTGCCCAGTATGGTGGCTCACCAGAAGAGCTTGCGTTGCAAAGAGCAATCCAAGAACAGCGTAGTGCCGATGCAGTGACTGCTATCACCCAGGGAAGGCAAGAGGCTATGGACTTGTCTAATCAGCGTCTGGCAGGTCTACAGGAAGCCAGAGCAGGTGCTCAATTGCTTTCTGATCAGGTTCTGGGAGGCATTGGTGCTCAACTTGATGAGACCAATATTGGTTCTGCAGCAACTTCCAGAATGCTTCAGGATGCGTTCTTGCCATCAACTACTCTTGCCGATCTCGCAACACCAGGACTGCAAGCAGCCGATCTTGCTCTTGTAGCGAATCGTCAGCTTGCTGGATATGAAAGAGATGCTGGAATCGCTGCTCTCAATTATGACTTAGGAACAGAGCAAAGTGCTGGCAATCTGAGACTTGCTCAAGCAGAAGCTTTGATCAATCTGTTGCTAGGTTAGCAAAACAATTCACAGTCGAGCGGAATGTCGATCAACAACTATCTTGAAATGATAGGAATAGACTAGGAGAAAATTCATGGCTGGAAAAATATCAGATTTACTCATTGGTGGTGATCTTATTGATCAGCAGTTGACTGAATTTCTCGATCCTGGACTAAAATCCCAAAATGAGATCGCAAGAAGAACCTCAGCAATGCTGACTGGTATTGCGCCAGAAAGCCCAGGAGCACCGACTGCACAGATGGCTGCAAGACTTACTGCTCAAGGATTTGAAAACTTGAGAAGAGGTTTTGCACAACGAAACCCTGGACGCTTTGCGAATGAGGCAGAGTTGTTTCAACAACAAGTTCAGGGTCTTGATCTTTCCAATCCTGCTGGTCGTGCTGCTGCAGTTGCTGCTGCTCGAAGGATAAACCCTGCAAGAGCTATGCAGCTCGCTCAGGCTTTTAGAGCGCAGGATATAGAGGCTGCAGATGCACAGCGACTAGCAGCTCCCAGGACTAGCATTCAAACAGAACTGTTTGATACGGGAGCGGTTTTCCGTCAAGACGATCAAGGAGGCATGACTTTCCTCGTCCCCGAAAAAAGAGATGAAGAAGGAAATATTGTTCAAGCAGCGCAGGAGATTACTGATCCACTAGCAGTTGCTCATGCAAGAGGTGTTCATGCTTCTTTGGATGCTCAGAATGAAGCAGAAAGAGAGATTCAGGCAAGGATCGCTGAAAATGCAGCAAATGCTATGCAGGATCGTCTAACAAGCACGATCACGCAGACCAATGGCTTGCAAGACACAATGAATATTTATGATCGGATGCTTACTGAGATCAATGAGGAAGGTGCGACTCCTGGCATTCTTGATGCCATTTTGCCCGACATATTTAGGTCAGGGCCAAACAAAGCATTCTCTGCACTTTCTGCACAGCTTGGTCTTGCATTGATTGGTAGAAGCAATTTTGGTCAGCTAAACCAATCTGAGCTAGAACTTGCGCTCACGACAGAAATGCCTCAATTCAACACGACAGAGGAATATCGGAATCATCTGATCAGGCAAAAAGCTGCGACGCAAAAGCTTCTGAACGAAATGATTAGTTATTCAAACTACCTGAGAACAGCTCGTCAGGATGTCAGTAGGGCTGCAGAGAGCGGAATGGCAATCGAGGATTTATATACAGCACAAAGGCAAAGGCAGGTGCAAGCTAACACTGCTTACCCAGGTAGTTCTGGGACTGCTAGTGCAACATCGAGTTCAAATCCTCCTTCAATGCCTATTGCTAGATCACAAGCAGACATTGAAAGCATTGAAGCCGATGATTCGATTCCGAATGGCACTCTATATCGCTTTGAGCCACAAGGCTCTGAGCCACAATTCTTCAAAAAAGGAGAGTGACGCAAATGGGTAGCGAAGCACAAGCAGTTGATCCTGTCACTGGCAGGAATCTCTACGACCAGAATGGGAACCCAATACCGTTCAAGTCTCGATTTGATTCAGATAGCCCTCTTGTTGCGAAGATCGATGCAAACCTTAGAAAAATCCCAGGTGTGCAAAGCCTACAGGTCATTGCAAACAGAGCGAACATGAACACGCTTCAGCTTCTGGATTTCTTGGGAACGGACACAATAAATGAAATCTTATCTTTGTCAGGGTCTGCAACGAGATTACCCAGCCTGTCAGAAACTGCACAACAGAAGCTAGGAATTGGTGTCGATCTGCAAGGGAACTATGATCAGGTTCTTGGTCAGGGTAACGAGGTGTTGGGTCGAGCTTTGGAGCTTGGAACAGACTTGGGGCAGATGGCTGTTCCTGGTGGTGCTGGAACAAGAGCGGCTGCTGCTAGTCAGATCGGTGTAAGAGGTGGGGATGACCTTTTAGCTTTTGTTGATCGTGGAGGAAAAACAGGCTTTGGCCCTGGTCAGTATAGTGAAAGTGCTGGGCAGGGTGTGCTCAGAGAACTGGCAGCAGGTGGCAATGTCCAAAGAGACCTCGTTGAAGGGGTCACTACTGGGGGAGCACTTGCGTTAGTTGAAAGTCAAACCGAAAGCCCACTGGCTTCCACACTGACAGAGTTCATGGCTCCAGTGCTTGTCCCATCCTTACGGCAGGGTGCGTTGCAAGGTGGAGTAGCTGCTGCAGCCAATTTCCTAGATGACATTTTTAGTGGCCCAGGGCCATTTACAGCAGGGATGGAGAATCTATCTACCTTCACGAATGAAGGTGCGGAAAAGATCATTGGCAGGATGTTGATTGCAAGTGGCAAGACAACTGATGAGATCATGCGTAGATACGATGAATTGTATCAAGCAAACCCTGCTGCAATCCCAGCCGATGCTGATGACACTTTCAGGCTTTGGTTGCGCGGTTTAATGAATAAAAGTGAGCAGCTCCAGGGAAATGCAACCAGGCTGCTAAATGCGAGAGATGTTGCTCAATACGACCGAATCAAAGGGCAGTTGGATAGTACGTTCGACACGAGCTTTGGTGTCCCTGGGTTAAATGCTGAAGATGAAATTGCTAGGTTGCAACTGAGCACCAGAAAGCAAATTAGTGAGGCTTATCAACAAGCGAAGGATGAAGGTCTTGGGGGCATCAATCCTCCAAGCAGACAAGGAGAGCTTGACCTTCCGACAGATTCCGCAGTGACGCAAAACAGACTTGTCGATCCGACGAGGCAAGACATTGTGGGTGGTGAGTATTCTATATTCAGCCCAGAAATGAATAGCCGAATGGAAGTTGGGGTTGAAAATCCGCGAAGCTCACTTGGAAAGGCTAGGCAAGCTGCTGATCGGTATATTATCGATGAGATAAAAGCAGGTAATAACATCAGCTATTTCGATGTCATCGACTTCACGAAGCGTCAGATGGACGATATGGTCGGGGCAGCATTGGCAAGGAATGAGCCAAATCTAGCTAGACAGATTACTTTGCAGAAGAAGCAATTAATCGAAGAAGCCGATGAGATGTATCCAAGCTATGCAGAAGCTCGTCAGCTCTTCTCTGAGCGTCAAACTCTTGAGGAAGCAGTCAGGCTTGGTCAGACATTCACACGCTCAGGACAGAACGCTTTAAGCCCCAGAGACATCAGGTTGTTTACCGAGACACTTGGGCAGGCAGAGCTGAGAATGTTCCGACTAGGGGCAAAGGATGCGCTCATTAAGCGAATGGATGATCAAACCATCACAGCGGATTCAATGAGGGCTATCTATAGAAGCAGGGCTGAAAGAGAACGGTTGAGAGCTTTATTCCAAGATGACGAGGTTGGCAGAATACAATTCGAAGACTTTATGAAATATATGGAGACTGAGGTTGAGTTCAGGCTGACCAGGAAAGCAGCGCAAGCCAATTCCACAACATTGCAGCAATTTGAAACTGGCACGACTATCGAAGAAGCGATCCAGTTTACGCAGAATATGCTACAGGCTCCGACATCTGCGATAGCAA